CTGCTCGGGCTCGTGATGCTAGGCGCCGTGCTGGTGATGTGCACAGAGGCGCCAGAGATTCCGCGCAGTGAGGCGCGGCTGTGAATGAGCAATGGCGATGAACGATGCGGACTTTGAGATGCTCGCCCGTGACGCTGCCGCTCGGGTGATCGAGCACGGATGGAAGCCGCAGACGCTGGAGACTGATACGTGGCTGCGCATGCGGGCGTTGGAGTTGGCGATCCAAACCGCGACGCTGCCGAAGGTGATTATTGAGGGCGACTTAGCTAACGTGGCAAGGGCGTATTTTAAATTCCTAAAAGGAGATGATGGTGTCCAGGATCTACACGGTCAGAAACAAGACGAACGGTAAGCTGGTGCGCTACGTGCGCGCTCACTCGCTAAATGGCGCCGTGCGGGCGCTTGCCGGTGAGTTGTTCGACGCGAGCGCGGCGACGACAGATGATATCTTCAAAGCATCAAAGGATGGAACGTTCGACGTGCTGGACGCGCTCGAGCCCGAGCAGGTCGACGCGATTGAGACTGCGAAGCCACGGGCGGTGGCTCCCGATCGGGCCGTGGCGTGAGTCATAGCACGCGCGCCGCACGCATCGAAGCGCGTCGCTTGGCGAAGATCGTCAGCGTGCCGGTGCTGTCTGGCGCCGGTAAAGCCAAACGACGTGAGCGCATCAAAATGTCACGGCTTTTGCGCGAAGGAAAGTATTTGCAATGGTGGTTTCAGCAAGGAGGTAGATCACCGGCGCCTCTGACCTATTGGCAATGGTGTCATCCGTTCATGCTGGCAGGCGCGCCGTGATCGAGCGCTACGCCCCCTGGGTCGATCATTCGCTGACCGCGATCATGCGCGAAGTTGAAAGCGGCGAGTGGGTCAAGTACGCCGAGGTGCTGGCGCTGGAAGCGCGCGTCGCCACGCTCGAAACAGAACTCGAATGGCTCAAGAATCACGTCGATGAGGAAGCATGACTTTGCCAACCTATCTCAGTGCCGAACTGGTTGACAAGTATGCTGGCCTCGCCGCTGACTACTCGCAATTATCGGAAAAACTCGCCGACAAAGTGCATGACCTGATCATGGCGCAGAGTTCATGCGAGTCACTGCGCCGACGCGTCGCGGTGCTAGAGGCTGCCTTGCAAAAGTGCCGCGGCGCATTATCCGACATCGGCGTGAGCACCGACATGACCCGCGCGGTGCTCATCCACAAGGCGAATCGGATTTACCAGGAGACAGCCGCGGTGGCGGGGGAGGTGGCGGCGTGAGCATCGAACACGGTGAAGTTTATTTGGGAGATGCGGTCTATGTGTCGTTTGACGGCTATCAGATCAAGCTGCGCACGGGCGATGGTAATCACCAAGTGATTTACCTAGAGGGTGGCGTCTACCAATCGCTGGTCGACTATGTTAACTCGCTAAAGGAGGGTGTTTTGGCAGGTGACACTGACGCATGACCCCCTTCTGGCTCTCCTTCACCGATGGCTCAGCTGGCTGCTGCGAGGGAGCGACGCTCGCTGGGGCCATCACGCACGCCGAGGACATAACCGGCAAAGTCGTCCTGTCCGGCAAGCATCTGCCGTATCCCGCCGTGCCAGTGATCTGGCAGTCATCCGACACGCCGGCATTTTGCTACGATCCGCACAGGTGCCAGGGGCGCTCGAGCTGCCCGAAGGATTTGGCGTGCAATGACTAGTCAGTGGCAGCCGATCGCAACGGCTCCGAAAGATGCGACGGCGATCCTTATTACGGACGGAGAAACTTGCGCGGTCGCCTTTTGGTCAGATATAGCAGCGCAGTGCAACGGTGGCATGGGATGGCGCGATTTTGGCGATTTAGGATGGGGCGGAATGTACGATAAAGAGCCGACTCATTGGATGCCGCTACCTGCGGTACCGGCTGATGCCACGCCGTGACGGCAACACCGCGCAGCTCGTCGTCGCCGTGTCGCCAGCGCTGAAGGCTGCTTTATCCGTGGAAGCATGGGAATGCGGCGAGACGTTGCCGGATTACTTGCGCGGGCTGCTGGAGACGCGCGGTAAGCACGCACGGAGTGTTGGACGGGCCGGGGGGTACGGGCTTCAGGGACCCGCGAAGTCAGGCGGCAGCGTATGAGAGCCGTGACGGTGCGCCGCTGCGAGAATTGCAAATGGTGGGAACCTGTCGATGAGGATAAATCCTTCGGTCTCTGTCACTTCAATGCGCCGGTGGTCACCGCGCAAGATGATCGGCCGCCGTGGCCATTTACGGACAATACCGATTGGTGCAAAGAGATGACCGCCAGGGAGGATGGGTGACGGACACGCGCCACAACTGCGACTTCGACGGCAACATCGAAATGCCATGCGACGGCTATGGGGCGGCAATCACCAGATGCGTCGAAGACGAAGAAGGAAAATTCTGGGTAGATAACGGCGAGTATTGCACGCAAGTGGCCTACTGCCCGTACTGCGGCGAGAAGGCGCCGTCAGTGCCAGTACCAACTGTGTACGTGCCACCATGACCGACGACATCGAACGCTGCGACGGGTGCGACCGTGAGGCTGGGAGCGCTCCTGACGTTTGCTTAGGCTGCGCCATCACGCAAATCGAAAAACTTAAGATTGCACTTCGTAAGTATGGCAAGCATTTGTATAAATGCGATCTAGTCGGATGGCAGTTCGTTCAGCCGCCAAGTTATGACTGCACTTGCGGACTAAATGAGATTGCCGGTATCAAGGTACCTGTCACATGACCGACGATCTTCCCGACCTGCCGCAAGTCGATGGCGCCGAACGCGAAGCGATTAGCCTTTGGGTCAAGTCTCGCCTGGAGGAGTCCGAGCGCGCGCACCTTGATCGCATCGAACTGCTGCGCACCGCTGGCGAGCACCCCTCGCCGATCTATGCTCGCTTTGTGCGCCTGGCCGGTGAGTTCGGACTGACGAAGTCCTTGACCGCGAAGCAGCTCGGGATATCGGTCTCCACGCTGACGACGCATTACGCTGACGATTACGAGATGGGGAAGGCTGAGATATTATCCGCGATCGCCGCCAATATGAACCGTAAAGCCATCTCGCCCACTGATCCGAATGCGGCGAAGGTCGGCATGAGAATTCTTGAATCTAGGGGCGGCGAGGAATGGGCGCCGGCAACTCGCAAGCTCGAAATGTCGAACAAGAAAGATTTACCGCCAGTGATCGACTCCTCGAAACTCACGCGCGAGGAGCGCGATCAATTGCGATTGATGCTGACCCGCGTCGCTAATGGCGGAGAGGGCGAGCCGGATGAATCAGATGAGACAGACCAGATAATTCCTTAAGGAGACGACATGACCACAGTATCCATAGCCCCTACACCAAAGCTGCGCTTCGTCGATCGCGCAGGCTCCAAAATTCTCCAGCAGTACTGGGATTTGGATGTGCCAAGCTATATGCGCGGCGGCTCACACGGCGAGTGGCGCGACATTCCGTTGGAAGCCGAGACACCGGCAGCGAAGCACGTCGAGAAAGATCACCGCAGCGATGCGGCGGAGCCTTCGGTTGACTGACTGGAAACGCGGCTATACGGATGAAGAAATAGCCGAAGCCGAGAAGTTGTATAACGCTGAATGCAAGCTGATGTACGAAGGCGGATACGCAGGAGATTTCGGCGGTGGTCTAAGTTTCGCGATGGCGACTTACAATCCGATGTGTTGGCAGCATTTCTTCAAGCGCCAGCCGCCGGATTAAATTCCGCCGTAGAGCGCGTCGCCAGAGTTACCACGATACACTTTGAGTGATTCGAGTTCCGCCATCCGTTCCGGCGCGCGAGCAATTAGGCCATTGTCACGCAGATAACGCAATCCCATGGAGGTCAGGTCGACGTATTCATCGTGCTTCGGGCCAGGTTTTCCGCCGAATGAGCCTACTTGATTGATGACTCTTTGCGCCCACACTTTATCGGGCGCGTAGATAATCTCGTCGGCGAATAAGTGCTGCACGGAATAGAGTCGCGCGAATTTGTCCTGAGACTTTGGATCGAATAGTTGAACGCCGAATTTCTCATCGGCGTATACGCGCCGCATTTCTTGCGCGACGCTGATGCCGCTGGCTTTGTTTTCCACTAACAGCAAATCAACTTTGAATTGCTTACAGGTGGCCGCGACCTTCGTCACCAATTTGTGAAAATCTAGGTGCTCGTCCCATGCGTAGGTGAGCATGACCTTCGGCGAGCTCTGTGCGTAGGATCGATCAATAAATACCGGACGGCCTTCTTTATCAAAAATACGATTCGCCGTCGCGACGCTCGTTTCTGAAAAGACGCCCCAGATAATCATGCCGCTGGGGTCATTGGCTTCATCCTCAGTGAATGCGGTATCGAGTGTTGCAAGTAAGAAGTCCATCGGCGGGAATTCTTTTTTTTCCCACAGCTGCCACCATGCAGATTTGATGATGCCGCCGCCCGCTGGCTCTGGGCGCTGCTGAATCTGACCGGCGAAAATAAACGGGCCCATCGTTTTTTCGAGACGCTTGAGCGCGGGCTCGCTAAATCGTTCTGGCCACAACAATTCACCGGCTACCGTTCTAGGATCTTTCCAGCCGATGGTCGTTGTGAAAGATCGATCTGGTTCATAGCGTCCTGGCAAAATTAGCTGGCACCAATCGTCTGATTCGTTTTCTTGAATGTGTCCAGTCAAATCATTTTCGGCGAGCCGCTGCTGAATGATAACTACGGCGCTTGAGTCTTGATCGTTGCGCCTAGTCGGCATGACCTGTGTCCACCAATCCAAAACTTCTTGGATATTGGCTTCCGATGCAACTTCGTTGGCAGCCTGGGGATCATCGATCAAAATTATATTTCCACCTTCACCCGTGACCCCGGACGAAATACTCGTAATGAGTCGTTCACCGCCTTGATCATTCGTAAAGCGTGACTTCGTGTTTTGGTCCGTCGTCAATTGAAAGCGCGAGCTCCAGCGCTCTTGATACCATTGCGATTCGATAAGACGCCGACACTTGACGGAATCGCGCAGCGATAATTTATCAGCGTAGGATGCGAACAAAAATGGAACGCCTGGACCTGATGTGTGTGAGCGTAATGGCTGCGCCCAAGTCCATGCGGGAAAAGCAACACTGGAAAGTGAACTTTTGCCGATGCGAGGCGGGCAATTGATGATCAATTGTTTGATGTGCCCATCGACGACCGCCTGCAAATGCTCGCACATGGCATCGATCGCCCACGAGTCGCGCCACGGCGATGGGTCGATGAGCCGCCATGCCGCTTTGTAGAATTCATACAATGACTCTTCGAAGTCCGCCCGGTCCAGGTCCAGCAATTGCAGACGCGGGTCCATTTTGGAGGTATCGAATATCATTTGCGCGACTGTATCAAATATCCTCTTGACAAATAGTGGCAAATTTGAGTCTAGTTGCTGTATTCTCCGCGCTAATGGTCAACGGCAGCCCTTCACCGATTATTACCGGCAACGCTTGTCAGGTACTTTGTAGCTGCGTGATGGATTTGATCTCCCGCGTGCAGCGTCCCTATCTCTGGCGGGTCAAGGTCACCGGTCAGCCGCCGCACGCGGTAGTGCGAACTTATGATATCGCCGGCAATGATCAGAACGCGGTGGCGCAGTTGGCGATAGGGAAATTTGTGAAGGAAATGCAATCGCCGTTGAGCATATTTGGGGCGATGATGTGAGCGCCATCCCCTCCGGCCTCGGCAACGCCAATCTTCGCTTAGTCCCGCCGCCGGACGAACCGCTGCCGCCTGAGATCACGGTGGAGATGGCGCCCCCTGGCGAAGGCGATGCGCCTGACATTGATGAGAAGGGCAACATCCTTCGCATTCGCCACGACGATGGCGAAATCACCGTCTCAACCAACGGTCAGCCGCTTGGCAGCACCGTGGCTGCCAATGAGGACGCGGGATGGTTTGCGAATCTAGTTGAGAAAATCCCAGCCGATACGCTCACCGGAATAGCTGACGACTTACTCAGAGCCGTGGACGATGACCTGACGAGTCGCCGGGAATGGATCGAGGATCGCGCGCTCGGCATCAAATTGCTGGGCCTCAAAATCGAACTGCCGAACGTGCAGGGCGCATCGGACGGCGCGCCCGTGGAAGGAATGAGCAAGGTTAGACACCCGTTGCTGCTTGAGGCGTGTCTGCGATTCCAAGCCAATGCGCGCTCGGAACTGCTGCCTACCGACGGGCCCGTAAAGATACGGAATGATGATAATGATGCAACTCTAAAAGAAGATCAACTCGCGAACGACTACGAACGCGACATGAATCATTATCTGACCGCCGTGGCGACCGAGTACTATCCGGACACGGACCGCATGCTCTTGATGACCGGCTTTGGCGGCTCTGGTTTCAAGAAAATATACTACTGCCCGATTCGTAATCGCCCCGTGTCTGAATCGGTCGACGCAGAGGATCTAATCGTCAATCAGGCGGCGATCAATCTACCCAACGCGCGGCGCATCACGCACCGCACATACCTTCGAAAATCCGTCGTCAAACGCCTGCAGATATTGGGCGCCTATCGCGATATCACGCTATCCGACCCGGTGCCAAAAAAAGAAGATGCGCTGGACGAGGAGAAGAAATCCCAGCAGGGCATCTCGGTCAATAACTTTCGACCTGAGGATCGCGACCGCGAGATATACGAGATCTGCTGTGAACTCGATATCTCAGGCTTTGAGCACAAGCACAAAGGCAAAGTCTCCGGGCTAGAGATTCCGTATGTCGTGACGATCGATGTCTCATCGCGCGAAATCTTAGCGATCACGCGAAATTTCAACGAGGACGATCAGGACTTGCCGACCGCGCGGCGCCGCTACGTAAAATTTCCGTTCGTGCCTGGATTGGGGTTCTACGACATTGGCCTGCTGCACATTTTGGGCAACACCACGAACGCCGTGACCGCGGCCTGGCGCGAAATGCTAGATAACGGCATGTACGCGAATTTCCCCGGCTTCATCACATCGAAAGCCGGCACGCGCCAGAACACGAATATTTTTCGCATTCCTCCTGGCGGCTCAGCCTCCATTGACACTGGCGGCATGCCGATAGGGCAGTTTGCGATGCCGCTGCCGTACGAGACCGCGCACATGGCGCCGATGATGGGACTCGTGCAGGACATGGTGCAGACCGGCCAGCGAGTCGGCGGGACATCGGAGTTGCAGGTCGGTGAGGGTAAGGAGGATGCTCCGGTTGGCACCACGCTCGCGCTGATCGATCAGGCGGTCAAGATCATGAATTCGGTGCACAAGCGCATGCACGCGAGCCAGGCCGAGGAATTCGGGCTCATAGTAGATTGCTTTAAGGAACATCCGGAGTCGTTCGTGCGCTGTTGCAAGGGCAGCAAATCGCCTCTCGATGCTGCGAAATTCATGGAGGCCGCCAAGAATCACGAGCTTGTGCCGCAGGCGGACCCGAACACGGCTTCGATGGGACAGCGCATTATGAAATTGCAGGGGCTTGCGCAATTGCAGACAGCCTTCCCCAGCCTCATGGACCCTGTTGCGATTTGCACCGCGGCGATCAGGGGCTTAGGGTGGTCCAATCCAAAAGAGTTTATGGTGCCCCCGTCCGCGCAGGCTGCCCCGCCGCCACAGCTTCAGCAGATGCAGGCCGAAATGGCGAATGAGAAGGCGGCTGCTGGCGCTAAGGTTACTGAGGCCAATGCTCGAACGACCGAAGCGCAGGCCAAGGCGGCTGAGGCAAAAGCTAAAATTGACTCTGGCCATTTTGCGCCAAAAGGCGAGTCCGCGCAGACGCCCGAAGCGCCGCCTACCGACACGCCTGCCGATACCGCGCTCGCACAAGCGAAATTGATCGACGCAGATTCTAAGGCCCGCGAGGTCGGCGTGCGCGAGCGCGAAGTTGCGGTGCACGAAATGGAAGCCAAGACGGAGAACCAAAATCGCGACCTTGACCGCCAGGATAAGATGCGAGAGTCAGCCATTGGATTAGCTGCGGACGTGATTCGCGCCCCGACCGCGGGCGAGTCTGGCAAGCAGGTGAGCACGGATAAGGTAGGCAAGAAAACTCGCAAAATTATTGCTGATGTGGACAAGGG